TTATTGCTAAGACGTTAAGTTCTGCCAAGTTTCTGGGAAAGTCATTCATGGCGCTTTTTCTTAATTTTTTCATTTAAATACTCCTTTTTTGGATTACCTATATTTTTGCCACATTTTTTACATTCAACTTTATTCCAGAACATGTGGCTAAGAACGTGCATGGTCTGGCAGTGTGGGCATTGAAACCCGTACAATTTTTGATGTTCAAAGCGAGGTTTCACAACTGAACTCATCTTCTTCATATCTCCTATAGCATTCGCGACAAAGGTAAAGCGTCGCTTTGGGTTGGTCTGGTGTACCTACAGGTACAATCTCCTGATCGGTATGAAAGTCGTAATCACAATCGTGACACAAATCCCACGGGTCAGGCATTTTCTAAAATCTTTCTAATCTTTTCCGCCTTTTCTGAAGAAATATACCGCAGATCGGCTAGAATCCTCTGGATAGCAAGTTTCTCTGTATCGTCCATATTTCTCTCCATGTTAAAATAAAATTCCTTGTACTTGTGGCTTGTGGTCCGCGATATATTTCTCGGAAACCGTCTTGGGATAACCCTGTTCTTCATACCGTAATTTTTTACGCAGATCCCTACGTTCCTTCTTCGATCCCAAAAAATAAATATATCTATGTTTCTGGGGGCGATCTACCCGTTTCGTTGGATCAAAACCTTTGACATGTCGAGCGTGTTTCCCACCTGTATCAACATCTGTTCGCTTTGCAGATAAGCCTGTATATATAAAATTACACGCCTGATATACATATCCCGTGTGATTAACGGACGTATCAGCAAAACTAACCACAATCAGGGGCCGTGGTAAGAGCTTCAAACTATTCGCGACGAGGTAGGAGGCTTCGTTCTTTTTATTATTAAGAAGGCACAACCTATTTAATTCTATCACCATGTCTTTACACTCAGGACCACATACGCCTATGCAAAGTGGTGGGCTTGCGGGAGATCCGTAGGTCACGACTCCCGTAAGCTCCTTATTGTCATAAAGACCAAAAGCATAAGAGATAGAGGGCATTCGCTTTGCATAGTGCAGCTTCATTATCCACTCTTGGGTCTCAAACTTTTTTATCTTTCGGACTTCTTTCATATTTCCTCAAAAAAATGGGGGCCAGAGAGTTGCCCCCAGAGTTTGCACCAACCTAATCTAACTCTTCATACTCTACCTTAGCTTCATCAAGCTTATCCAGATAGAGTAAATGCTCTTTTTCAGTAAGGTTTTGTATAACAATTTTATACAAATCATCACTATTTTCATAAACTTCCACAGACTTTCGGTAGCTATAATCTCCTATATGGCCTAACCAACTCTGCTTCATTTTCCAATGCCAAGGGCCAGAACAATCTGTCATTATTTTTTCTCCTTCGGTAAATCTTCTATTAACTCGTAATCTGTCCACCAATCTCTGTGTCCATGATCGCATTTTGGTTGTTCAAAGTCATAATGCTCTGTAAGTTTCCAAAGCATCTCTGATAACTGACACACTTGGTCATAGGTTATAGGACAATGTTCACTTGTATTGTTCCTAATATCCTTCAATAGATTTGCATACGGAAGCATTTCTTTTCGGGCTTTTTTAGAGTGGTTAATTTCTTTTAAATTTTTCATCTCCAAACCGCTCCTTGACCTTCGTGGTTTTTAGGAGCTACGTTTTTCCATTTACGATTAGGGTTAGAGACTAAGTTTGGAGACAAGTAAGGATCTCCAGAAAACGCCAAATTTACCCCTTTAACTCTGTCTTCAAGCCCATTCATTTCCGCTAGAAGTTCGTAGAAATCTTTTCCACCAAATTCTCCGTAACCTTCGTAGTCATCTTCTTTCCATTTGTTTCCCTTATTATCTATAAGATAAACAACTGGAGTTTTTCTTCCTCTAGAATAATCCTCAATCCAGATAACTTTTTTAGTGTCGTTAGTATGCCAAGAAAACATTCCCATGATTTTTTTCCTTTATAAAATTAAAATATACAAAAGTATACGATATTATAATATAGGTGTCAATAAAAATAAAAACCCCCGCCTCCATGGAGAAAGACGAGGGTTTTTGAACTTTTGTCCACAGGCAAGAAGACAAAAGTTATTCGGGAAACTAGATTTCAACATAAAATCTACAAGAATAGTATGCGATTATATATTATATGTCAACCTTAACTTGATTTTACGGCTAATTTTTTCTGGTAATCTTTAAACATAACCCTTAACTGTCCAGATATTGTACGCCCTTCGCTTTTTGCAAGAGAAACAATCTGTTCGTAGACTTCACGAGGTACTAAAACACTCTTCCATTTATCTGTATCCATAAGACATCTCCTTATTTTGTGGGATGATATAGGATAACATATAACAAGTCAAATAAAAAAGGCCCCACCGTAGTGGGGCCAGTTTCAGGGAGGTTAAAATATGGAAACCCGTCAGCCTAACGGGCCTCACCCCAACTTGGTCCGATTTCTACATCGCACAAATTGGGAACCTCCAATTCTACCGCCGTTTCCATGATATTTGCAACATTTTTTGCATCTGATTCGCTTTTTACTGACATAGCTATTTCGTCGTGGATCTGGATAAGTGGCACAAGACCTTGTTTATAAAGGTTTACCATCGCTTGCTTTGTCATATCGGCAGCTGACGCCTGAATCAATCTATTTAGAGCTTTGTAAGTATACGCTCTCTTCAATCTGGTCGTCTCGCCATGCTCTAAAACGGCCTCAGAGTACGGAAGTGCTTTGTGCATTGCAAAACTGGTGGGCTCCCATAGATCGAATCGGCATTTTCTCCCTTTTATAGAGCGAATCGATCCGCCACTTGCTTTGTCATTTAATCGATTCGTTACGCCGTTCATCAATCGTTTCACAAAAGGAACTTTTTCGTGGTATTGTTTCATTATAGCTTTAGCTTCTTCCACCGTAATATCCAACTGATCCGATAGTTTATTGACGCCCATTCCATACATCATTGCGAGATTAACAACTTTAGCTTGTTTTCTGGGTATCTGGGCCATCTCGGCTACCATTGTATGGAAATCCATGTTCGGATCATTCCTGTATGCTTCGACAAACTCATCAACTTTCGGCAACGGGTTCGTATTGCGCCCATAAACATAGGCATAGTGGACCAAGATCCGTGGTTCCTGTTGCGAGAAATCAACACTCGCCCACTTATCGCCTTCTTCGGGTAAGAATAAACTACGAATCATCGGCCCCAACTCAGGATCTCTAGCGGGGATCTGCTGTAAGTTCGGGTTGTTCATGCTTATCCGTCCCGACACCGTCCCTCCATCGTCCGATCTGATCTGGTTTATGTGGCTATGTATCCGTCCATCTTTACCCGCATGCTTCATAATCGTTGCGATAAACGTCCCGTGGGTCTTGTTGAGGTTTCGGGCCTGAACAATCAGCTTAGGTAATTCGTGTTCATGGTCGGTAAGAAACATCTTTGTAAAAGACGGGGCGCCTTTCTCGGTCTTGGGATAAGATATACCCTGACTGTCAAACGCTTTCGCCAAAGATTGTGCCGCCCAGATCTCTACGTCAGTCCCAGTAGTACTCTTTATCTTTTTCAATACGTCCTTTTCCCGTTTGAGCAAAGCGTCTCTGGTCTGCTCCAACTTGTCTATATCAATACGGACGCCCTTCCATGTCATATCTATCAGACAGGGCAAAAGGTCGAGTTCCAGATTAGCAACGTTCATCAGGTCTTCCTGTTGCAGTTTAATCTTGAAATAGTTCCAAAGCTCCAAGGTCAGCGTTGCGTCGGTCTCGGCATACGGTCCGACATACATGGCGGGTAGTTTCCACATTTCTGCTTTCGGGTCCACGCCAAAGTCAGTTGCAGCTTCAACAAGTCCTTTTTCGCTCTTCGTCTTATTAAGATGGTCATAAGACAAAGCATTCAGACTGTAACTAAAACGGTTCTCGTCGAGTAGGGCGGCGATAACCATAGTATCGATAAACCGCCCGTTTAACTGAAACCCCTCCCGCTTTATCCAACCCGCATCGTATTGTGCATTGTGCATAATTTTATCGGCGGGACACTCAAACACTTTCTTGAGCCATTTACTGACAATACGCTTATCGAGATTGCCCCCTCCCTGATGCCCTACGGGAATGTAACCTTGCCACTCGTCTGTCGCGACGGCATAGCCTACTACCTCCCCGTCTCCCGTAGGCCATCCGGGTCCGTTTGTTTTAATATTTGGATCTCTTGTCTCAACATCAACCGCAATCTGTTTTGCAGAAAAGATGTCGGGAAGTTCGGAAGGGGGAACCCAGTCCGACTTCGGCGTAAACATCGCCATCTGTAAGGATTTCATTTTTCGCCCGCCAATGCACCGTAGCCACAGATATCCACATAGGAATCTTCGTGGTCGGGCGTCTCTATCAAACGGCTAAGTTTGACCGCTATCATGCATTGGTAAACTTGTGCCACACTCACTTCCTTTTCAAGAAGCACGGACCACATCTTAGCTATCCGCTCGTGGTTTTTGTAGGCATCTCCATAATCTTTTGCTCTTGGGCCGTTTATCATCTCTTCGGCCTTCTCTAATATTTCTGCTCGCTTCATAAGTTATAACTCCTCATTGCGTCTTCTGCTTCGACTATATATAGGTTTCTTTTTGTTCGTGTGACGCCAACATAGAATGTCCTGTGCATATCGTCTGCGTTTAATCGCATCTCTGCATCTGCGGCAGGACTGAGGTCCGTGAACAATACGACATTTTCCGCTTCTCCACCTTTAGAACCGTGGATCGTGGAAACTGATATACGGGGCTCCCCGTTGAACTTTTCTCCCTTCCTCAATAGTTTTGTTATATACGCCCGATCTGTCTCAGGCATTTTATTCATGGCTTCGTGCCATATTAACTCATCACCGACGAGAAGTCCAAAATGCTCCTGTAAATCTGCAAGACTTATATCGTCTTCGTCCGATAGATTAGCCAATTTCTTAAATCCTCGTTTTACCCTGTCCCCAGTAGACATAAAACTATAGATGTTTCGTGCTACGTTGCCCGTGATAGTTTTGCCTTTACGCATTTGCTCCCAACCATTCACGGCGGAACTGATCTTTTCGGAAATACTACGATGCCCCATATGGGTAAAAAGATATCCATTAGACTTTAACTCTTCTCTAACAGGCGATAGCATATACCCCGCCTGAGATAGGATCATCCAAGTCCCATCATTCATATTCACATCGTTAATAGAATAAATCCGAGCAACCCTTCCGTGTTCTTCTTTAGGTTTATACTCCTTCGGAAACCTCTTACTCATGCGCCGTGATATCTTATTAGCTATAAAATGTGCGCTTTGAGGTATCCGATAAGACTGCGATAAGGTTTCACTACCGCCATCCAAGTTTATAAATTGATTAACATCAGCCCCCGCCCACCTATAAATAGCCTGATCGTCGTCTCCCGCTACATACATTTTATCGGATTTTTTATCCAAGGCGTGGGCAATGTCCCACTGCAACGGGGACAAGTCCTGAGCCTCATCTAGAAATGTGAGGTCAAACCGTGGACAGTATTGGTCAGCGCTCTCTGCAAACGATGCAAGCATATCGGTAAAGTCGTACTTGTTTCTCGTTTCCTTATATGTCTTTAGAGCGCGATTAATAAAACTTACAAGCATCCAGTCCATATCAATGTGGCTGTCATTATACTGATCTCTTAACTGTACTTTACGCAGACGGGCTAGATTAATCAGCCCCAGAACAGGATCGTTGGCTTGCAAGTTATCAGAAAAGTTGTCTACATCAGTAGAAGAACCCCCAGAAAAACTGTAACCAATCTGGGCTCCCAACTCGCTGTAGTCTTCGGGTTGCATAATCTGCTCAACACGAATGTCTGTCTGGGCAAGAGCAAGACTATGCAACGTTCGAAAATACGGTAGATCTTCTTTAGGATCAAGCTTAAATCTTTTCGCCGCTCTGTCCCGTGCTTCGTGGGCCGCTTTCCGAGTAAAAGCAAGGAAGGCAATCCTGTGTGGATTGGTCCCCGCTTCAAGAGCCCTGTCCACCATATCAAGGAGTGTAGTCGTTTTACCCGTCCCCGGTGGACCAAATATTCTAAACATCGTCGGACCGTTTAAACTTTTTCCAATCCCTAATTTTTTCTGATATTTCTTTTCTCACGCCTTTGTTAGTGAGCCGATAAGTTTGGGCTCTATCTTTCGGAATTGGTTTTAAAGCAAATTCTTCTTCTAATTTTTTATTTTTCATCCCACACCTTTATTATTCTAATCGCGACTTTACGTTTTCCAGATCCTTCTCCAGTCTCTGGGCTTCTTTCTCGTATCCATTTGCACTGACAGCTTCTATAAAAGATCTAAAAGAACGGTCTCCAATTCCTCCTCCTACATACATGTAGTAGATCCCATAGTCCTCCACAAATTCTGGTATAGTTTTATTGTGTAAATCCCTCTTCCGAAAAAAATCGTGAAGTTTTGGCGGAAGGATCATATCTTTAAGAAATATAGCGGGTACACAACGACGGCTTTCATTGTAACCATACTCGTCCATTTTCTTTATAAGTTGTTGTACCCTCTGTCGCGTAAGTCCATACACCTTGGCAACATGGGTCATGGTTCTTAACTCGTCTTTATGCATCGAATATATTCGACGGTTTCTTTCACTAAACGTATAGTTAGTGAATGGCTGCTGGTTGGACAACGTCTCCATCTATCATCTCCTTTAATGTCATTTTCCATACAAATATAGGTGTACCTTTACCTACATAAGCTCCAGACACGTTAAACGTGAAAAACTCTAAAGCTTCATCCCTGTCCATCCCGTCACGGGACATCAAGATCTTCAAACATTTCTCTATGTCGTAGACCAAATTCATCTGGCCTCCAACACCATCTGTAATTCCTATAACGGCTTTGTCAAAGCCATCAGCTTGCATCATTGGTTCTTCTGTCAAAATGGGGCCTCCTCCTCATTAAATCTTGGTGGTTCAATATCTGCTTCTATCTTTTCAAAAGACGGTATTGACCAGACGCGAACAGAGCGCCCTTTAATCTTCATTACCGTACTCTCTCCATTTATGTCTCTAAGCCTCTGGGCTATGCGATGGGCTTTATACTCAAAGAACTTGTTCTTCTTTAGATGCCCTTCAAAGTCCCTTAGCCTAAAGTATGTTACTCCCTCGTCCTCATCGGTCCAAGGACGCCTAAGAAGTATCTCTTCTTTGTCGGATGCAATTTGCAAGTGACTACAGAACTCCTCCAGATACTCCAGAAACTGCCCAGACGTACTAGCGTCCTGAGAAACTTCCATTACGGCGCTTTCGTTGTCCCGCATTTCAGACATCAGAGCCGAGATCCGCGCTTCCCAAGCAGTTCGCTGTAAACTACGGGGCATGAAATTCAGTTGCTCCATACAAGCCTTCTGAAAAATACCCTGACTTTGCAGAGCCTCGGTATCTAATTCCAAAGGTTCCCCATTAACGTCCAAAAACCACACTGGAGGCGTCGAATTGTATTTGCGGAGGTTTGCTATGGCCGCACCCTGTACTGCCGCTCCTACGCCAAATCTCCGCGTCCTACAGAGGTCTTTGTTGCAATAGGAGTTAATTGGACTATCTCCGCACTTATAAGTGTACTCTTTGCGCTCTAATTGCTTTGCAACGATGTTTACTTCGTTTAGGGGCAGAGGAGGCTCCAGATACTGCATGTTGTATGTCAATATCTCTGTTTCCCAACTGTCGGGATAAGCCTTCCGCAAGTAAACGCCTATATTAAACAGGCCGTTGTTGCGTCCGCCCTCACTAATTTTGTTTGCACAGAGCGTTTGTAGACACGGTGGTCCGTCTTTTAGTATTGCGTCAGGGGTCTCAGTTACCTGTAAACCCAACACTTGCTCTGGCGTCTGGACATGGGTCTCTACTAATTTGAAGAACTCCTCCAAGGTAGCAGAGGTTCCGTCATCCTTGATTGCATACCGTAAGCCCTCTTCAGCGTCGTAATAAGGAAGGTTTAGAAAGTTCCCTACATCTCCTCGGTCAAGATGTAACTTGACTTGCTTTGGAAATATCTCGCTTCCGCCATAACCTAACGCCGCCGACACACTTTGTAATGTAGTCTGTAAGTCCTTTGCTTCTACCCAGTCCGCAGTAAAAAGGAAACAATGCGCTCCTCCCGACTTAGATCGGCATACTACTAAGGGTAGTTTTAATTTTCTGATGCGCTCTACAAGCGCTTTGTGGTCAAGAGGATACTGATCTACGTCGATACAGCCCCACTTACACATATTTTGTTCGTTGATTGGAATGATACCGATAGCCGTACCTTTTCCTGACAAGTGCCCTTCCCATAGTTCCATGGTCCGTGGTTCGCGAAGTATTGCTGCCTTGCCTGTGCTTTTACCGTTAGCCGCCGTCTTTTCTATCTTGAACACACCATACGCTTCAGCGAGTCCATCAAAGATTTCGGCAAATTTTGTTGCTGACATTTTGCCTCCCGAAAGTGGTTGGTGGCCCGAAGGCCACCGTTAGATTAAAATGGAATGTCGTCTGAATTTTTATTCGGAGAAGGAACGTCCTCCTCAGAATGCTTGGCGACTATATCCCCATCTTCCACACTTTCACAGAATGCTTTGCAACGAGAGAAGATTGTTTTGTCAGAAACAGTACCTTCCATACTCATCTCCCAACCGTGCCAAGAACCTTTGCTATTCTGCTCTTCTTTAGACACTAATTTAAAAATAGTGCTATAACGCGGTGGGTTAAAAGGACCGTTAGCCCCTTGCATAGTGACACCCGCAATCATGCTGTTCCACTTTCGTGATTTCTTTAACTGCGTCGATTTCATAGATATCAAAGCGGTCTCGGCAGATCCGTCTGCGTTAAGGATCACAACAAAGTGTTGCGCTGTCTCCTCAAGATAAGATCCATCACCTCCAACAACATAGTCTTTGTTGTCTTCAGAACTCCGCTCAGTCTTTGGTCTAGTTTCACTTGGACCGAAGATTGCGATAGGAGCGCCCGTTCCTGAGCCTCTGGGGGCCCATTGTATAAAACGCCTTTGATAGGCACATGGAATGACCCTTATGCCTTCCTTGCCCTTATAAACCGCACCTGAGACGGTATTATATATGTCTCCTTTGCGAGCGGTCTCCAATGAATCAAGAATTGGGTCTAAACCTGACAGGATTTTCAGAAACGGTAGTGCCAGATCATCTTGTCCAATACTTTCGTTTCCTTTACCCGCATCAGCCTCAAACCAACTCATGTCGATTGCGTCTGCTACCTCAGTAGATTTTTTTTCAGTTACGTTATTTGCCATAGTTTACTTACTCCCTTTTTTAATGATGGCTCTTTGTCCGACATAGGCTCCAAACAGATCCATTGGAAACTCATCACCTTTTTCACACCGCTCCTTAACGAATGCTTTAAGAGTTGAAGAATGGACGGACGTATTTTGTTCGACTTGAAAACCATTACGACTAGCGGTATCTTTAAAATCCTCCGCTTTCTGGTCCTCACCCATACCAAATTCACAGCTAACAGTGTTCTTTATAAGATCACCGTAACCGTTGTCACGAAGCCATTGGTAAGCCATTGGGCGATTATCTACGAGGATAGAAGCCCCGTAAAGTTGCTTGATAGTTACTTGTGAACCGTCATCAAGTTTAAACTCGGACATCCCCATTTCCTGTAGAATTGAAGGCAAGTCCTCGTCAGTAAGTTGCAAAAGTTTTTTCTTTGCGTTTTTGAGATCTTTCTCAAGACCAGAAATATATTCTTCCTCGTCTCGGATTTGTCTCGCGATAGAAGCAACATTCTTTAGTTCACCGCTGTCTACCTTTTCGAGTTTTGAAGAGACAGTTTTTTCAAACTCTTTCTCCATTTCGCTTATAAGATCGTTCATGTTTCGTCTTTCTTTGTTCGTCGTTCGTTGTTAAAGACAGTTTTTATGTCTTGTAAAATCGTATAGTGTAGTATATTATTATATAAGTCAACAAAAAAATCACAACTGAGAGAAAAAATGTCAAGAAAATATAAATTCAAGACTAAACCCTTTGACCATCAACGTACAGCGTTTGACGAATCATGGGACAGACCATTCTACGGTTTATTTATGGAGATGGGAACAGGTAAGTCAAAGGTGGCTATAGATACTATGGGCGCTTTGTATATGGAAGGTAAGATTGCGGGGGCCATAATAATCGCTCCGAAGGGTGTATATGATAACTGGGTAGAGGGAGAAATACCTACGCACTTGCCTGACGAAATCCAACGTATAGTGCTTCGTTGGGAACCTTCCAAGAGTAAAAAATATTACAAAGAGCTAGAACAAATGAGTAATGTCCTACGCACAGAACTCAAGATATTGGTTATAAATACAGAGGCGTTTAGTTCCCGAAAAGGGGCTAAGGCCGCATACGATTTTCTAGAGTCAATAAAAAGTTCTGGGCAAAATTTGATTACGATTGTAGATGAATCTACGTCAATAAAAAACAGAAAAGCGCTTCGCACCAAGAACATTATAGCCTTGGGTGACAATAAATATTCTGCTTATCGTCGCATTTTAACGGGTTCCCCTATCACTAAATCGCCTATGGATTTGTTTAGTCAGTGCAATTTTCTGGATGAAAAAGCTTTAGGTTTTAATAGTTACTATGCTTTTCAGAATCGGTACGCGATTATACAGCAACGGACAATGGGTCACCACAGTTTTCAGGAGATAACAGGATATCGAAGGTTGGACGAATTGAACGAAAGACTGGATAATATATCTAATAGAATATTGAAAGAGGACTGTCTGGATCTGCCTGAAAAGATGTATGTAACACGGACTGTGGCTTTGAGCGATGAACAGGAGCGTTTATATTTACAGATGAAGAAGCTTGCTTTAGCCCAGTTTGACAATGGAGAACTGGCTACAACAGCAAGTGTGTTGACCCAACTCATGCGACTTCAACAGATTTGTTGTGGGTTTCTCAAGACTGACGAAGGTGAAATACAGGAGATTAGGAATAATCGACTGGAGGAACTGATGAACGTTCTATCCGAGACGAACAGTAAAGTTATTATATGGGCTACGTTTACCCATGATATCTTACGGATTGTAGACGAGATCAAGAAGGTTTACGGCGATGATTCGGTGGCCGCGTACCATGGTGAAACACTACAGGATGATCGACAGGCTATCGTAAAAACCTTTCAGGATAAGGAAAGTCCATTGCGGTTCTTTGTAGGTCAGCCTCGAACTGGTGGGTATGGTATTACTCTTCATGCCGCAAATACCGTGGTGTATTACAGTAATAGTTTTGATCTGGAGATACGGTTACAGTCAGAAGACAGAGCCCATCGTATAGGTCAGACGAGCAACGTGACGTATGTCGATCTTATTTCTTCTAAAACTATAGACGAAAAGATAATTAAAGCGTTACGGAAGAAGTCTGATTTGGCGGGTAAGGTCTTGGGAGAAGATCCGCGGGACTGGTTAGCCCATTAATCCTCCGATACCACCTTTAATCATGCTACTTGCCATATCGTTTGGAAACAACGCTGCGTACTTGTTCCTGTCTACAGGGCCACTAGCCGCGGCTGGTTGAGGCCGTGCTTGAGGTAGGTTTTGCGAAATAAGTAACGGGTTGGGTGTTTGTACAGGCGAGACCCGTGGTTCGGGGACCACGGCGCTTGTGTCTATTGTGTCTATTTTTTCTTCTGTATCATCTCTTTCTTTGGGGGCTAGATCTTCTTCTTTTACTACAATCGCGAGAACTCTTTTCATTGGAATAAATCCAAGCTCTTTAAAAAGGTTACTTACTACTTCTTCTACCCTTCTTTGATCCGGCGCATTTTTTCTTTTCGTCATTAATAAAGCCAACATTTCAGGGTTTTCTAATAA